ATGGCATCAACATTTACCCCTTTGGGTGTAGAACTTCAAGCAACCGGTGAAAACGCTGGAACTTGGGGTACAAAAACTAATACTAATTTACAAATAGTAGAGCAGATTTCTGGTGGATATACCACAGTAAATTTTGGAAGTGATGCAGATGTTGCTTTATCTGTGTCCGATGGATCAACAGGTGCAGCTCTTGCTCACAGAGTTTTAGAATTTACTTCATCAGGATCTCTAACAGCTACTAGAAATTGTACAATTCCTCTTGATGTGCAAAATTTTTATATTTTAAAAAATGCAACAACTGGTGGTCAAACAATTACATTTAAATATGTTTCTGGATCAGGAAGTAGTGTTAATGTTTTAAATGGTAAAACAGTCATAGCTTATGCAAAAGCTGACGATGGTACAAATCCAAACATAGCATCCGTATCTTTATCAAGTGATCTCGTGGATGATACATCCCCACAATTAGGTGGCGACCTAGATACAAACGATTTTAATATTGCATTTGATGATGCACATGGAATTAATGATGAAAACGGAAACGAACAAATAGTATTTCAAACAACATCATCTGCAGTAAACCAAATAGATGTAACAAATGCTGCAACAGGTGGTGGACCATCTATTCAAGCAACTGGTGGTGATTCTAATATAAATTTAAAAGTTGGACCTAAAGGAACAGGTTTATTAGAGGTTCTTGGTGCAACAAACCCAGGTTCAATTCAGCTTAACTGCGAATCTAACAGTCACGGGATTAAACTTACATCACCCCCACACAGTTCTGGGCAGTCATACGAACTTAAATTTCCAACAGGAAATGTAACAGCAGACAGGTTTTTAAAAGTAGCTTCAGTATCAGGTTCAGGCACAACAGGTGTTGGACAGTTGTCTTTTGCTGAAGTATCAGGTGGTACATCATGGCAAGCAGTAAAAACTTCTAACTTTACTGCAGCAGCAGGTGAAGGTTATTTTATTAATACAACATCTGGTGCAATAGAAATGGATTTACCTGCGGGTAGTATTGGAGATGAAATTTCTTTTATAGATTATGCAGGAACATTTGATACTAACGCATTAACAATTGATCAAAACGGAACAGAGAAAATTGCAGGGTCAACAGATCCTTTAACAGTATCAACAGAAAGAGCAGCAAATACTTTAGTTTATGTAGATAGCACACAAGGTTGGCTCTTAAAGAATAATTAAGGAGATACATGGCTGCTTATAAAGATCTAGTAGGGCAGAAGATTACTAAAGTAACTTCAAACCCTGGTGAACCTAAAACAGGTCAGATGTGGTATAACTCCACTGACGGTAAGATTAGAGGACTAGCAGTTGTTGAAGCATGGGCTAGTGCTAGTCCTATGTCATTAGCACGATATAACACAGGAAGTTTTGGTATTCAAACTGATGCTGTCGTTGCAGGTAATGATGGCACTTATGTAACTACAACAGAAGAATATAATGGATCTGGTTTTAGTTCTGGAGGTGCTTTGGGAACAGGCCGAGGAGCAAGTGCTGGTGCGGGAGTTGTTTCTACCGCAGGTTTAATTTTTGGAGGTTTTCAAGGAACAGCAAATCAGACTGTAACTGAATCTTATGATGGATCTAGTTTTAGTGAAGTTTCAGATATGTCAACTGGTCGAAGAATTTTAGCAAGTGCTGTTCAAGCACCACAAACAGCAGGTTTAGCTTTTGGTGGATTTGTATCAGCAGCGTCAACTGCAACTGAAGAATGGGGTGGTTCATCATGGACTAATGGTGGAGCATTGCCTACTGCAAAATATAAACACGCAGGAGCTGGAACTCAAACAGCCGGGTTATCGTTTGGTGGAATACCAGCACCAGGTGGGTCGGCACAATCAACTACAGAAGAATATGATGGAAGTAGTTGGACAAGTGGAGGAACTTTAGGAACAGCCGTTGAAAAATGTGGAGGTTCAGGAACTCAAACACTTGCACTTTGTTTTGGTGGATCACCAGATACTGATTTAACTCAAAAATACGATGGAACATCTTGGAGCAATGCACCTTTATTAGGAACAGGAAGAGGATATTTAATGGGAGTTGGAACTGGAAGTGCAGCATTAGCTTTTGGTGGCCATCCTCCAACTGTAACAACCACAGAAGAATTTACATCATCAACAAACACAATAACCGCTGCAGCATGGTCTAGTGGAACTAATTACCCTTCAAATATTATGTATGCTGGATCAGCTGGCACTAAAACTGCCGCGGTAGTTTATGGTGGAGCAACCGGATCGCCTTCATCTACAACTAGAACAGCAGCAACAAATGAATATGATGGCACATCGTGGACTGGTGGTGGAGCTCTACCAGCTGTAACATTACAAATGGCCAACTTAGGAACACAAACAGCAGCAGGGTCTTTCGGAGGGGTTCAACCTCCTGGAGGAACACATATAACTACTGGTTACGAATATGACGGTTCTTCTTGGTCTAGTGGAGGTGCTATTGGTACTGCAGGTTATAATGCAGCAGGATTAGGAATTTTAACCGCTGGACTGTTAGCAGGAGGATCTGGAGACACAGATTATTCTGCAACATATAATGGGTCTTCTTGGACAGCTGGACCAAATTTAAATACGGGTCGATATTATTTTGCTGGTAGTGGAACAACGACTAATGCAGTAGTATTTGGCGGTCAAGGTGCAACTGGTGTAATAGCTAATACCGAAGAATGGAATGGAAGTTCTTGGACAGAAGTAGGAGATTTAGGCACAGCTAGAAGATCTCAATCGGGAGCAGGAGATTCTTACACTAGTGCTTTGTTTTACGCTGGACATGATGGATCGGATCTTAATATTAATGAAGGTTGGAATGGAACATCATGGTCAACAAGACCTAACATGGCGATTTCTAAAAGAAATAGAGCTGGATCAGGTGGAACTTCAAGTGCAATAGCGACAGGTGGTATAAACCCAGTAACAAATAACGTAGAAGAATTTACAGATGTTACAGAAACAGCTAATATAGCAGATTTTACAACGAGTTAATTATGAGCACATATAGAAAAATACATGGACGATCAATTCAGGCAGTAACAACTGATCCAACAGAATCAGTTGCTGAGGGTCAAGTTTGGTACAACACAAATAGTGATACTTTTAAAAGTGTGGTGGCTCTTGAAGCATGGGCTAGTGCTTCACCATTTAGCACTGGAAGAACAACAGCTGGTGGAGCAGGGACTCAAACAGCGCATATAGGTTTTTCTGGATACTTATCAACTAATACACCAACTAATGTTACTGAAGAATATAATGGATCAGGTTGGTCAACTGGTGGTAATATGAACAATGGAAGAAAAGATCCTGGTGGAGCAGGCACACAAACTGCAACACTTGCTTTTGGTGGAGATGAAAGGCCTCCAGGATCTAATAACGTAGCTCTTACAGAAGAATACAATGGAACTTCATGGTCCCCGCAAAATAATATGAATACAGGAAGAACTTCTGTAGGGTCTGCAGGAACTCAAACTGCAGGACTTGGATTTGGAGGACCTGGTAATTCAACGGCTACAGAAGAATACGATGGAACAAGTTGGACAAATAGTGGGGCTTTAAACTCTGGTAGAAATGGTATTATTGGAATTGGCACTCAAACAGCCGCTGTAGGAGCTGGAGGATATACACCAGGTTATTTAGCTAATGTAGAACATTATAATGGATCAACTTGGACAGCAGCCACTGCATTACCCTCTGCTCAAGGAACTGGTGGTGGTGCTGGTATACAAACAGATGGTTTAATTTTTGGAGGATTTGTTCCTCCAGGTCATACCGTAACAAACAGAACATTAAATTATAATGGAACTTCTTGGACTGTTTCTCCAGCTACATTAGGAACTGCAAGAGGGTTAAGTGGTAATACGAGTTCAGCACCTTCTAGTGCAGCAATAGCCATGATGGGAGACACAACCCCCACTAATACTTTAACAGAAGAATACAACAAATCAGCAAACGTCATTACAGCCGCAGCATGGTCTAG